GCCCCCACCTGCGAAGCAAAAGCCAGGTGAGGAGTGGGGGTTAGCCACGAACTAATACATTCGTATTAGTTTGATATTTTCGAACGGTCAAGGGTGGGCCTACGCAGAGCTATAAAGCTCGTGCAAGGTTCACGCAGGTACTCCTCGACCGTTAATTCCCAGAAAATATCTCGACCGCAAAGGTCGGCCGCGTTCGCCCAGTTCCAAGAGGAATTGAAGCGGAGACGGACATTAGCCCGGTGGGACTCTTCAGAACGAAGAGACACCCGGCCGTTCCTAATAAAACCTCCAAGGTAGGTGATCAGGAGCCCAGGTCCATTATATATGAATCCGGGAAGTGTCTTTTCGACACACTGACCATCCACCCCGTCGTCAGGAACGGAGTAAGACTTAGCCTGTGCTTGCAACGCCAAATACGGCTTGCCTACACATCTTTCTCTATGCTTGTTAAAGCTTCGAGATAGAGATCCATCAAGGGTTTCGGTGATACTGAAACTCCTGGTGGGGTCTGCTTCGTCGCGGGATCGTCCCAGATTGGGACGACTGCTCCGATTCCATCGATGTTCACCGCAGCTGCGGAGAATGTCTTCAAAGCCTGCGCTAAATAATGAGCGCTCAACTTTGCTCTGATTTCGCTTTCCCTTAGGGATCGCGGTTTGGAGCTCGGCAAAGCATTCGCTATAGAGCGAGACAGGGATCTTAAACCCTTCGGCATCACCGTCGCAAGCTGGAATGAAGTACCGTTTACGAGTTGGTACAGCACTCCAGAGCGACGAGACCGTTCTAGGTAAAAGGATCCCGTTTTGAGAAGACCATCTGACGATACGGTTAAACGCAGAGTAAACGTGTGACTCATGTGATAACTCCTTTAAATAAATGCCTCGAATTTGATGGCCTTTGAAGTAGTCGCCACCACATGACTCTCGAAAGTCTCCTGAATTGAACGATTTGCTTTCGTTCACGGAGAACCCAAAGAGCTGCAGCGTACTAACGACAAAGTCATAGGCCTCTTTAAGGACTATAATATCGTCGCCAAATACAGCGAAGTTCTGAGGGCCATTCCGTTTAGTACCGTATTCAGGCTCAATACCTAGGACACGGTAACAGGAACTAACGAGCGATGCGAAGATCAACGTCATAAGGGGAAAAGTAAAAGCATTCCCCATCGACGAGATCATCTCGAGTTTAACCTCGGTACCATCCGGGAGGGTGGTATAAGGCGAACGAGCAAGCATTAGCCACCTGAAAAGAACGTCAGGTACTAATGCTCTTACAAGCTCAATCGAGATACTGTCTGACGCGCTGGATAGATCGATGGTCCCATAGGAGCCATCGGATGAACCCAGTTTTGCCAGCTTACGATTAAGGGCTGGCTGTTTCGAAAGATCGATATGATACTTTCTACGCAGCTCTCCTTCAAGGTAAGCACCGATCCCTTTCTGAAACAACATATTCAGAACTGGCTCAGTACAGATAGATCGCGAAACATCACGCGTTTTAGGAACGAATGACAAACGGCTTCCTGCTACCAAAGAGTCCCCTTTGTGGGCCTTGCGAAGAAGCTCGGCCTGTAAAACCAAAGGATTATCTACGATAGCACACCGATATTCTCGGTATAGACGATCAGACGTGCGCGATAACGGGCTGTTAAAGAGTTTAGTATAGAAATCATACGACTCGCAGCCAATATTCGCACCCGGCCCTAAGCCAAAATTAGCAGATATACTTGCCAAATCAAGCTTAAGGTCAGGACCACGAAAAACGACATCGTCAAACGAGGATTT